ACAACCTAAGTTTAATCCTCAAGACTATAGTGTTTTAGGATTTACTCCGGGTAGTCCTATTTATCAAACAGGTCAAGGTCAACCACAACAGAATAAAACTACTATGACTTATTATCATGGACAAACTGGTGAGTCTAAGGTAGTTACTTTTGTTAATGGTGTTGTAACTCCTGCTAGTGATTTACAGTTTACTCAACCACCTTGGTCTCTAAATAAACCAACACAAACCCAACAAGAAGTTGCTAAAGATAGAGATGACAAAGATACAAATAAAACTGTTGAAGATATTAGAAAAGATGCTTGGGGTGTAGATCAAGATAAATATGATTTTACTAATTGGGATTCTGATAGATTTTTTAAAGAAGCAGCTGATCAATTAAAAATATCAATGAGTGAAAGAGTTATTACTGGAGTAGCTACTATGGTAAATCCACTTATAGGTGGTGTTATAAGTCAAGCTGCAACTGCTGATGGTTTTGTTAATACACAAGTAATGATAAATATGTTGAAAGCAGCAGGTAGAGAAGAAGATGCTGATAAAATGCAAGAAATGTATGATACAGCATTTAATAATTTAGGCTCTATACAAAAGAGTATGTTTGAAAGTAAACTTGGTCAAAAGTTTTTAAGTGGAGGAGTTACTATTGTTCAAGGTAATGCAAGCACTAATCCACTATATAAAGATTTTATAGGAGGTAAAACTACTACTACTACTCCTACTCCTACTCCTACTCCTACTGGTGGTAATGGTGGTGGCACTGGTGGTTTACCACAAGATGAAGATCCTACAAGTGATGCAGATGAATTTGACGCTGCTAGACAAATTACTAAAAAACCAAATGTTAAAGCACCGGGACAAGAAGCAACAGAAGCATCTAAAACAAGGACTGCAGATGAAAATATTGCAGCAGGAGATTATAGTTTTTTAAATAAAGGAGGACTAGCAACAAGAACAAAAAAACGTAAAAATAAAAAGTAGATTGGCTACTCAACAATGTTGACCCCAAGAAAGGAAATAGAATGCCAGAATTAGAAAATGTGGAAGCACAAAAAACTGCAGGATATATGAGCAGAACAAGATCAAAGTATAAAGATAAAATTAAACAGGATGAAGAAGAACTAAAACAGCTTATGGAGCAACAAGGAAAACCTCAAGAAGAACAAAAGGTTGAAGAACAAACTGAAGAAGCTAAACCAGAAGTTGAACTTAGTGATGAAGAGAAGTCTTTTAAAACTCGTTATGGAGATGTAAGAAGACACCTAGCTGCTAAAGAAAAAGAATACAATGCCAAGATTAAGGAGCTAGAAGATCAATTAGGACATACTAAAAAACTTGTACCACCTAAGTCTGATGAAGACTTGAAAGCATGGGTAGATCAATACCCTGATGTAGCAGGGATGGTAGAAACAATAGCTGACAAACGAGCAAAGCAAATGTTTGAAAAAGCTAATATACAAATAGAAGAACTAAGTAAAGCTAAAGAAGAAGCAACAAGGAGTCGTGCAGAGAATGAAATTAGGAAAGCACATTCAGATTTTGATGAGCTACGTGATTCCGATAAATTTCATAATTGGGTTGAAGAACAGCCTAAATGGGTTCAGAACGCTTTGTATGAAAATACGGATGATGCTGCTTCAGTTGTACGTGTTCTTGATCTGTATAAAGTTGATAATGGACTTACGAGATCTGATAAAAAAGATAAAACAAAAGCTGCTGCCTCGTTGGTAGACAGAGGATCTAAGACAAAAGTAGATCCAAGTGAGTCATCAGATAAGATAAGAGAATCAGATATTGCTAAAATGTCTGACAAAGAGTATGAGAAAAACTCTGAAAAAATAAATGAAGCTCATAGATCAGGTAAAATAATCTATGATTTATCAGGAAATGCTAGATAAAGACTTGACAAAAAAGAATTTATCAGTATAACTAACCCTTAGACATAAAGCCTCTACTGTAGACTACCTTTATGTATAAGTAAACTATAAAGTCTAAACGAATAAAAGACTACCTATATCAGTACAGACCCATTAATTTTAAGATTTGCTATCTTGTTATTATATGCACTCTAGAACATATAGCCTCTTCTAAGATGTTTAGCTTTTAACTAAGCCAAACCAATCATAGGAGGATTTATTATGGCTTTTACCACAGCAACAGGTTATGGTAATCTGCCTAATGGTAATTTTTCTCCAGTAATCTATTCCAAACAAGTACAGCTTGCATTTCGTAAGTCAACTGTAGTTGGTGACATCACTAACTCAGACTATTTTGGAGAGATTTCTGGTCAAGGAGATACTGTTAGAATTATCAAAGAACCTGAAATTTCAGTAAGTGCATATGCCAGAGGTACTCAGGTAACTGCACAAGACTTAGAAGATGAGGATTTTCAATTAGTCGTTGATAAAGCAAACTATTATGCTTTTAAAATGGATGACATTGAAGAAGCTCATTCTCACGTAAACTTTATGGAGCTTGCTACAAGCAGAGCTGCATATAGACTAGCTGACCAGTACGATCAAGAAGTGCTAGGCTACCTATCAGGTTATAAACAGTCATCTCTGCATAGTGCAGCAGGTGCTGTTAATGACGTTGTAAATGGTAGTAAAGCTGTTTCAACTGCAGGATCAGATGAACTTCTTACTTCAATGAAATTGATTAAGAGTTCTTTTGGTAGCATAACAACATCTTCTGCAGGAGATCACTCAATTCCTGTAGTTAATCTAACAGGTGGTGCTACTTCTGTAGGTACAGCTGCTGTTACACCAATGGTAGTTGTTAATCGTATGGCAAGACTGTTAAATCAACAGCAGGTAGATACACAAGACAGATGGCTTGTTATTGACCCTGTGTTCTTAGAGCTACTTGGTGATGAGAACTCTAAGTTGATGAATGCAGACTATGGTGGAGCAGGTAAGCTACAAAACGGACTTGTACTTAATAACCTAGCAGGTTTTAGAGTACACGTTTCAAGCAACTTGCCTTCTGTAGGAACAGGCTCTGGTACTTCAGGTACTGCAAACCAAAATACTAATTATGGTGTTATTGTTGCAGGACATGGATCTGCTATAGCTACTGCAGAGCAGTTAAGTAAAACAGAAACATATCGTGACACTGACAGCTTTGCTGACATTGTTCGTGGTATGCACTTATACGGCAGGAAGATCCTCAGACCAGAGGCTATCGTAACTGCTAAATACAACGCAGGTTAAGGGAGGATATACAAATGGCTACTTTTGATATGACAGCCTCCAGTACAGCAGGTGTTGGAGCAAATATTACAGCAGTCCCTACAGTTGTGGGTAATGCTGTTAGAACAATTGAAGCAATATTAGATATTGATGCTATGATTGCTGCAGGAGCTACAATTGCAGATGGAGATATTTTTCAACTGCTTGAAATACCTGCAGAATCAGTCGTAATAGCAGCAGGTGCAGAAATTATGAAGTCTTTTACTGCTTCATGTACTTGTGATATTGACTTTGCAGCTGGTGATGATATTATTGATGGAGCTGCTTTAGATGCAGCTGCAGGTACTTATCTCGCTAAAGGTACTAATGGTGAAGCTAATGTAGTAAATACTGGTGCAGCTTCAACATTCGCAGCTGCTGCTCTAGCTTGTGTTGGAGCTGCTGATACTATTGACGTAAAAGTTGAAGGTGCAGCTGCAGCAACAGGCCGACTAAGAGTGTATGCAATTATAGCAGACGTATCTGCTGCACACACTGAAGCTGCTGTAGCTTCAAGAGACTTAGTATAATAAATAACATTAGGAGGGTAGGGCAACTTACCCTCTTAATTTATCTAATTATAAGGATGCACTATGGCAACAACATTTTTAACTCTAACAAATGAATTATTACGTAGACTCAATGAAGTTACTTTGACAACAGATACATTTGCTGAAGCTAAGAATGTTCAAGCAATAGCAAAAGATTCTATTAATAATTCAATTAGAGAAATACTTCAGGATGGACATGAGTTTCCATTCTTAAAAACTACACAAACCCAAACACTAACGGCAGGTACAGGAACATATGATTTTCCTTCAGATATGTCTTCAGTGGATTGGGATACTTTTTATTTAAAGACACTTACTTCTGAATCTAATACAGCTAAAGCATTACCTACTATCTCTTTTGAAAGTTACACTAGAAACTATAGAACAATAGAAGATGCTTCAGGTACAGGAGGTAGAGCTGCTCCTAATCTTATCTATCAAACAGCAGAAGAAAAGTTTGGAGTTACACCTGTTCCTAATGCAGCTTATGTTATAGAGTATGTATACTACAAGTTTCCTACTGCTTTAGGTACAAATACTTCTACTGGAGCTGCAACAAATGGTACAGACAGTACCTATGATATTCCCATTATTCCTGAAAGATTTAATTATATTATTATTGATGGTGCTATGGTTTATATGATGAGATTTAGATCTAATGAACAAAGTGCTCAGATCCATCAACAAAAGTTTATGATGGGTATGAAAGCTATGCGTAGACTACTACTTGATGATAAACTCTATGTAGAATCTACAATGATACAAAGACCAAAATTTTCTTCACATATGTTAAGTTTAAGTTCATAAATGGCAGATAATCTACAAACCTTTAAAGTTATTTCTAGAGGTGGTTTAAATACAACAGGAGATGTTTTATCTCAAGGTCAAGACTTTCCGGGCAGTGCTACAAAACTATTAAACTATGAACCAGACTTACAAGGTGGTTATAGAAGAATAAGTGGTTTTGCAAATAGCTATGGTACAGTTACTGGCACTGGTTCTGTATTAGGTGTATGTGTAGTAGATGGAATACATAATGGTGTATTAGCTGCAAGAAAACCATCATCAGGAAGTAACTACTTACACTACTGGACAGGCTCTGCTTGGACTGCTATTACAAGTGCAGGTTCTCCAACTATGGTTGGTGTAAGTAAAGTTAGGTTTACTAGATTAAATTTTGGTTCAACTAAAGTTGTACTTACAGATGGTATTAATCCTGCAGCTACCTATGATGGTAGTAACTATGTTCAGATAACAGACTCTAATGCTCCTACTGATCCAGTAATATCTGAAGTTTATCAAAATCATTTATTTTTAGCAGGTGATCCTGCAAAGAAAGATGAATTATTCTTTAGTGCTCCACTAGCTGAAACTGACTTTACCCCTGCTAATGGTGCAGGTAATATTAATGTTGGTTTTGATATTGTAGCTATAAAAGTTTTTCGTAATATTCTTTATATCTTTGGTACTAACAATATTAAAAGACTCGTTGGTAATAATAGAACAGACTTTACTTTAGAGAATGTTACAAACAACTTAGGCTGTCTAGCTACAGATAGTGTAATAGAAATAGGTGGTGACTTACTATTCTTAGCACCAGATGGTATTAGACCTATTGGTGGTACTGCAAAGATTGGTGACGTTAATTTAGAAACTGTATCTAAAAAGATACATAAGACAGTACAGAATACTATTAACACAGAAACACTTTCAGGTTTATCTTCTG